GCATTCGCCCACGGCTCCTGGCACACGTCGAGCGACACGTACTCGTAGCCGAGACGGTCGATCACCAGCGTGTGGGTCTGCGCCGCCGTCAGGTTCTCGGTGTGGCCGACGACGGACTTCGTGGCTTCGAGATGGTTCACTGTTCAGATCTCCTCGGAGGGTTGAAAGTCAGTCGCCGTATCAGCCGAACTTGAGAGCCACGACCGGGCCAGCCTTGCTCGTTGAGCCCAGGTCATGCACGACGATCGCGTTGCGGGTGGTCGCGAACGTGAGAACCTGGTCGTATTCGACGTAGCGCTCGGACGCCGTGCGGATCTGGATCGCCCGACGCTCGCCGTAGACGGCGGCCTGCGAGAGGTCGCCGAAGAGGCAGGCCACCTCGCCGCTCGAATCGTCGAGCGAGGAGTGCATCGAGTGAACCAGCGTCACCGGGTAGCCGAGGAACCGCTCGCCGAATCCGGCAGCCACGTCGCTCGTGCTGTTTCCGCCGGGGCCAGAGGCCCCACCGGGCAGCATCGCGAGCCTGAGCATCGCCGAGCCCCAGCCAGCGGGACTAATGAAAAACCGAGCCGATCGACGCGCGTAGATGGGCAACTTCGCGACCATGTCGGTGAAGTTTTTCATCGTGAGCTCGCCGTAGGTGTCCTCGGTGCCAGCGGTCGTGCTGACGACCGACGCCGAGTGCTTCGATTCGAGGATCTTCTTCGTGATGCCCTGCACGCCGTGGTAGGTGCTGGTGCCATCACCGACGAATCCCGCGTTATCCACCGCCTCGGCGAACGCCTGTGCCGTCTCCACGGCCATGAGATCTGCAAGGTCGATGACGGAGTCTTCGAGCAGGCTGTTCGGAAGCCTGTTCGCCACACCCCAGATCTTCGCCACGAGCTCGATGTTGTCGAACGTCACGTCGCTCGCGAGCACCTCGGCGTTCTCGCCGACCGGACGGGCAGCGAGCCCACCGGTGCGACGGGCGATGTTGAGCGTGTCGCTCGACATCGGCACGCGACGAGCGAACTGGGGATATACCCCAAATTCCTCGACCAATCTCACGAGCTCTTGGGCAAGTTCGGGGCTGGTCAGGACACCGCCGAGCGAGTTGACGCCGCCAGCCTGGGCGCGGCTCTCGACGCCGTGATCGACGCACCACCGACGGGCCTCGGCGTCGCCGAACACATAGCCACGCAGGTGCATGCCAGCGCGGTACGCAGACTCGGCCGAACGGAACGCCTTGAGCGGGCCGTGGCTCACGGGGATCGCGGGAACGGTTCGCTTCTCCACGGGGCTCTCCTCGGTGACGGCAGCCTTCTCGACCGCCTTGGCAGGGGCACCACGCTCCAGAACGGCACGCAGTTCGAGCTCCTTCGCCTGCACGCGCTGCAGGAACTCGATCTGCTCGCGGAGCTTGTCGGCACGGGTTTCGAGCGAGCGGAGCGAAGCCTCCTGCTCCTCGGTCATCGGCTCAGCGCCGTCCTCGGCCGGGGTCTCGCTCATCGCTTCCATCTCGGCGACGACAGCGGCGAGTTCGTCGAGCAGTGCCTTGATCTTGTCCACGGCGTGACTCCTTGGTCGGGATGCGGCGGCGCTCACGCCACCTATCCACGAACCTACGGAGCCAGACCGGCACCCATCCAGTTCGACGCCGGGTTTTTTACTATGAAGTAAAAGCCCGACGACGCACGTGCTCGGAATGCACGACGTGCTTGTCTGTGTGCCCACAGCGGGGGCAGCGCAGGTAGCGAGTCTGGTACTCGCCTCGTGCCTGACTCGACGCGACATTGAGCCGAGCAGCTTTGCACCGCTCGCACGTGTCGCCGGACTTAGCGGCCATGCTGCCTCAGGAATTCTTTGATCTCGTTGATGCGCCCGATCGCGCCGGTGTGCCTCGCAACGATATAAGCCTGCCGCTGGAGGTACTGATCGTAGGACCGCTGGGCAACTTTCACGTCAGTATCGGGATAGGCCGGGAACGTAGTTGGGGAAACATCCAGCAACGAGTCGATAGACCGTATCAATCTGACACTGCGTCCATCTTCGACGCTCCACTCGTCACCGCCGCTTGGCACGGTGAACGAGAACGACGAGCCACGCACGATCCCCGCACGGATGTTCGCCGCGATGTCCCGACCGTAGGACGTGTCGGGAACGGGGAACTCATACCGCAGCCCGACCTCATCGACCTTGAGCGACAGCGTGCCGGGATACCTCGCGAGCGGGTAGTTCGCGTCGTGATTCCACAACGCCCGCGTCTCCAGCGGCTTCCGACGCCCGCGACGCTCGGCCACGATCCCAAACGCACCGGGGTCGATCCGCTCAACGAAGTCGCCCAGGTCGAGACTCAACACGCCGAACTTCGCGGCGTAACCGACGATGTACTCGCGCTCGCTGCCGTCGTCCTCGCTGCGGCTCTCGACCGCGAGCAGCGGGACCGCCGACTCGACCTCGTCGATCGCCAGACTGCGTCGCTCGATGTTCATCGTCGTGCTCCTTTCACTTTCGTCTGCCGCGTTCATCTGTCGCACGAGCTTGTTCGCCCACGCCTGCCCGGCGTCCCCGCCCCACAATGCGTGCGCTATTCGCCCGTTCGACGGGAAGCCGTCCTCGCCGGGGCTCCAGCCTTCCGCCTGCCTGTTGCCTTGATGCCTGTCGAAGAACGCTTTCATCCGCCGAGCCGTCTCGGGGCTGATATTCACTCCGTTGCTCAGGTCTCTCGCTCGGGCAACGCCGACTGCCGTGCCGCCTCGGCCGTATTCGCTTCGCCACGCGAGACCCTTCGCAGCCTCTTCTCGCACGCCCGACGGCGGCGAGAAGTCGATGTGGTCATACCTAGCCGCCACGCTTCCGCCTCCGTGGCTTCGCCCGTGGCTCCTCCGCAGGCGGCGGCTCGGGCAGCGCGTCGATCTTCGTGAGCGTGCTCACCTTGTGCCCGACCTGCGTCTCAGTCGGACGCCATCCGCCAGCGACCTCTTCGTAGACCGTGATGAGCGCCGCCGGGTCGTCCTCGGTCGCATCGATCGCGAAGTCGGTGCCGGGCACGTCGAGCCGCCCGTAGTCCATGACGTGGTCGATGCGCCCGCGAGCTCGCCCGCCAGACGAGCCCCACGAGACGTAGTCGCCCTCGGCGACGGTACCGGGCTCGGCTCGCTCTTCGAGCGACCTCGCGGGGGCGTCTTCGACCACCGGCACTTGCTGCGGCTGCGCATCCGCTGCTACTGCCGGTTGACGCTCGACCACCCCTGCGAGGATCGCGTCGATCTGTGCGGGCTGGATGGAGGGGAACGATGCAGCGATCATCGCCGCCGCACCCTCGCGGGTGACCAGACCGTCGGAGATCGACTGCACGATCGCGATGAGCCCGGTGATCTGGGCACCGTTGAGCGATACCTCGGCCACTTGTGGCGTCGCGTCTGTGGCGGGCTCGGTCGTCGGTGGCACGGCGTCGGAAACCGGCTCCTCGACGACGATCTCTTCGACGACCGGGGCTGACTCCGCTGCCGCAGCCGCCTTGTCGAGCGTGGTCATGTTGAGTTGCACGAACCGCACGTCGCCGCCTTCGACGGGGTTCATGTTCTCCCACGCCCGTATCTCGTTCACGCTCGCCACGCCCAGGTTCCAGAGCGTGTTGAAGTACGCCGATCGACCGGCGGCATCGGCACGCAGCAGTCCGCGAGTATCGAACTCAGCGAAGAGCGAGTCGTCCGTGATGAGGTCGCGAGCAATCGCAGACTCGATACGCCGCAGCCACGGCATCAGCCCGTTCGTGACGAAGTCGATGCTCTGCTGCTCGATGTTCGAGAACGACGACCGGGACAGATCGCCGACCAGATGAGGTGGCACCCCCCAGACTCGTGCGCACTCCTCGACGGCGAAGCGGCGGGTCTCAAGGAACTGGCTCTCTTGCATATTCCCGCCGCCGATCTCGATCGGCTTGAGCCCGCCTTGCAGCACAGCCGTGCGGTGACTTCGCTCACTACCACGGTGCATCCGCTCCCATCCGTTGCGGAGCGCCTCGGCTGCCTCGGCTGAGATCGTGCTATCGGTAGACAGGACCACGCCGGGCCTAGCACCGTTGCCGAAGAACGACGCGCCGTGGATCTCGCACGCACGGGCCAGCCCGATCGCGTCGCGGGCGAGCTCGACCGGCACCATGCCGTTGACGCCGTCGTCAGACAGCCACCGCAGGTGCATGATTGCGTCCTGCGAGTAGATCGTCTCGGTGCCGCGATCCTCGCGGTAGCGGTAACGGAGACGCCCGTTCTCGATCCGCTCAACCTGCATCCGGCTCGGGTGCAGCACGATCAACTGCGTCGCAGGACCGGCACCGGCGATCTCGACGAACGCCTGCCCATGCGTGAGCAGGTGGAGCATGATCTGCTCCCGCCACTCATAGCTCGTCTGCCATCCGTTCGGCCGGTCGTGCAGGATGCGATACAGCGGCACCTCGCGGGCAAGCTCTTTCCCACCGTTGGGCAGCCGCCGGTAGAGGTGCAGCGGGAGCCCGGCCACGCTGGACGACAGCACGCGGACGCACGCGAGGACGACCGTCGAGCGGAGCGCCGTTTCAGGGTCGATCCGCACGCCCGATGGATTGCGGTTGCCGCCGTAGCCACCCGACTCGTAGTCCCAGTTGCGAGACTCGTACTCGGAGGTCGGAAGCCAGAGAATGCGGTCAGATGGGGCGATCATAGGAAGAGGATGGAGGGTTCCGCTCCAGGCTTGTTCGTGATCTGGTCAGACTCCCAGCCGCCGAGGGCGAAGATGAGAGCCACGATCCCGTCAATGCGGCCCGTGCTTTTCTTCTTCACCGGCCGCACGTCTTCGTAGGCGTTCGTCTCCACCGTCACGTTCGCGGCCATCCACGAGAGCACCGGATTGCCGCCGTGCCGCAGGCGCTGCTGCAAGACGAGCGACTCCAGGCGGCGCGTCGGCGACGACATCCCGCGAAAACCTTGGCTCCATCCTGACACGCGCAGCCCCGCCCCTTGCAGTTCCACCGCGAGCTGCACCGCCCCGGTCAAGTCCATGTAGACGTGCTCAACCTCGTGGGTTTTCGCGTACTCCAGCACGTACTCGCGGATCTTCGAGTGGTCGATGATGTTGCCGTCGGTCGCCGTGATGTACCCAGAACTCACCCAGTGGGAGAACGGTTGGCGATCGGTTCGCTCCCGCTCCATGATGAGATCGCGGGGAGCCCAGAACATCGCATCGACCTCGAACTCGTCGCCCTCGCATGGGTACAGGGCGACCATCGCCGAGAGGTCGGTCGTCTTCGACAAGTCCATGCCGATGATGCACTTTCGACCGGCGAACCGCTCGCGTGGACCGCTGGCACACGCGGCCCACTTGTCAGGGTCCAGCCACCTATTCGTTGACTCGGTCCAAACTCCCAAGGAATACCTGAGCCAGCCGTTCAATTTTGTGGCTTTGTTCTTCGCCTCACGGGCATCCGCCGCGAACGCCTCCTCGGTCATCGTGATCCCCATGCCTGGATTGCATCGACGCCACGTTGCCGGTTCGAAGTAGTCCTCCGAGCCGTCCGTTTTCGCGCCGTAAATCCGCCCGTAGAACCTCGGGTCGTACTTCGGATCTGCGATCACCTGCTCGGCGTATTCGTGCTGCTCCCAGCAGATCGTGTCGCGGCGGTCACCGGCCGTCGTGATCGTGCAAAGCAGCGGCTCACGCCTAGAGCGGCCCGAGTAGCGGAGCGCCTCGAATAGCCTCCGGTCGGGCCACGCGTGAAGCTCGTCACAGAACACGAACGAGTAGGACGGACCCTCAGCCGCACCGGCGTCACGCGAGATCACACGCATCGACGACCCGGTGCCCATGCAGACGATCGTCTTCCGCGAATCGACGACCTCAAGCGACGCCGCCAGTTCCGGCGACCGCTTCACCATCGCGGCGGTCTCGTCGAAGATGATCGCCGCTTGATTGCGGTCCTTCGCCGCGATGCACCCGAGCTCGCCTTCCCCCTCCATGAGGAGATGCCAGATCGAGAGGGCTGACAGGAGCGTCGATTTGCCTTGTCGTCTTGGCCCCCACGGCATCCAGCCGCAGGGGCCAAGACGCCATTTTTTTTGG